GCAAAGTCCCGGGTCGTCACTGTAGGAGAAGCATGTCTTACCATATTCCTCCAGCCCTTCTCCCACCATATTGGTGGAAGGCTCAAGGCCCATCCTTCGGCATATGCGGGTTTTACCCGTAGTGCCCAGGGCTTCGAGTATGTGAAGGCGATCCACGTCAAGGAACATCCTGACGTCGACCCGTTAGATCTGTGGATGTTATCCTCCGATCTGACAACGGCGACGGATTTCTGTCAACACGGCTATAGCCAGTCAATGCTGGACGGCCTGTTTGACGGTTTAGGGGAAAATTTCCCTTACCATCGCCTATCTTCGCAGCTGCTTTGCTCCCCAAGAGTAGTCATTGACTCGCTCGAAGGGAACTGGGAAACCAAGAGAGGAATACTCATGGGAGACCCAGGTGCAAAGTGTGTTCTAACTATGCACAATTTATGTGCAGAGTTAGAATCTCTGCTTAGATACAGGTGGGGAAATGTCTCAGACTCCGAGCTTCTCGATAGAACCAGACGTATGACGGAAATTCCGTCAGCCTGGTGGAGACATTTCGCATGCAGTGGGGACGACCATGTCGCCACTGGACCTGTTGAATACCTTCGGGGAATTACTAATTCCCATTCGCAAAACGGACTTTCCGTGTCATGGCCACAAAACTTTGTTTCAAAGATTGGAGCGGTCTATTGCGAAGAATTTCTCTACATTAGAGGGTATTCATCGAAAGAGATATTCTGCAAAAAATATCTCTGGCAACTTGACTATGGAACCCATATTCACGTTGACGCTGTTAAGCTTCGCCTTCTTTCGCCTTGCTCGAAGGAGCATGAAGGGAAAGACGAGCCCAATCCCGGCATTGGGAAGGCGCACCAGATCAGTAAAGTACTGGCCTGGCTCGAGTCGCCGGTTGACCTACTTAAGAAGTGGGTCTCTTGGCGATTCTCGGATAGGTTTTCGGCACATTTACCGAAAGACGTATCGAGATACCTCCCGGTCTCACTGGGGGGTCTCTCGGCTCCAGGTTGGCACCTGGAACCCGAGAATCTTGTCGATGAGATTATCAATCTCTCCGATGAGCACTTACACCTGATAGATAAGGTACTGTCAGGAGGTAGCACCCATATGGATCGACGAGTGCTGTCTAGCTTTGCTTCAGACGCACGTGCGCGCGGGGTGTCTCAAGACGCGATCAATGATCATGTCAGGGACTTACTTTCTAATTTGGAATTAGTCAAGTCCATCAACGTCGAACAGATACAATCTGTCATTGACGTTGAAGCCGATGAGTTCAAAAGTTGGACTATCCGCAGGAAACTCGCCGCCGCTCAGGCGGCTGGTTTCATCTCGATCAATGATGCCATTAATCTGATCGAGAGGCCTTACATATTTAGGGACTTGCTTTTCCCTGATATGTCGGAAAAACATGGCTATCAGCCACGTGCTTCCTCCGCATACGAAGCTAAGAGCTGGTATGTACGGAAAAGAAAGTTCAACGAAATGTTGGACATTCAGGTTCCAGCAGGAGAGGTAAACCCTCTCTCCGCTGAGATCACCTGGTCTATTGCCATGGCGATCTCAAGTGGGACTCTGTTGGAGGTCCCGCCCTCGAATTTGCTAATTCCGAGGGAAGTAGTCGAGCTCGAAAGTCGACCTAGACTACTTACCCCTTATTAAGGGTGTCGGACCTTTCCTTTTAAGGTTGGAAGATGATTCCACCAACTCCTATCAGAAAAGTCC